CCATTTTATAAATACAAACAGATATCCTAATCATATTTATAAATACTTTCTTTAAATCAATTTTTATAAAATCTGGTTTTAAAGAAAAAATGATAACCTATTTTAACCCATTTTGTCGAACAGCACCACGTGTTATCTTTGGATTAAAAGGTCGTAATGTATTTCAATCTACAAATAGCAATGCAACCACTACAAATACGATGAACCGAAATAATATCTTTTTAACGTCATTTTCAGGGGCATGCACTATTTCAAACGCTAATCAATACACAAATATGACTTTTATTATTGTTCGTAATCCTTCCACAATTACTTATTCCAGCACAAGCGCACCTCCTCCCTGGAAAATTGTAGGAAATAATGGTCTTTATGTTTTTGATGGAGTGGCTGTCACCGCATCAACAGGTGTATCATTTACAGGTGGTGAAGTTATTCTTGAATTTGATACTCTTGATAATGATAATGTAATTGCGGACCTAAAAGAAAAAAATATCTATTTCACTCCGGATGATACCTATTTAGTCGCCTTTTATACCACATTATCCGGGACAAATTATAACGTTCAAGCATCTCTATCCTGGCAACTTAACTTGTAGTCGGGTATTTTCGAAACCCTTTCATTAACTCCGGATCCATTACCGGCTCGATTAAATAATTAAAATTATCATAATAAGCCACTGATTTTTCCGGAAATTTCGCATCCATATAAGCCATCATATAACTTAATGTCGAATTTGTTAAACAATGATGAGCGCATTTCGTTGCCGCATATAAACAAACCTCCACATCATCGTCCAAAAATACATACGTCAAACCTATCTTCTCCCATACCGATGGTTCTAAATATTTCTCTAATTTATCACGATTCTCCGAGCAAATCATCACATGAGTTAAATTAGGATACTCCATTTTTAACGTCTCACACGCTTTAACAATACTCATCTTATCAAATAATATCACATCTCCACTATCTGCCGGCGAACCTAATCGTATATGAGCCGAAATTGTATCTTCATAAGGTAATTTAGGCGCACGGTCAATAATGAACTCTGAAAACCGCATCCATTCAATAAACTCTCGACGTCCATATTGATGATACTTATAATGGAAAAACCAACCCGAAAATACAAAGATATTTGTCTCCATATCTATCTTTCTCATCAATAACTCCAAATTCCAATCATGATAACCCGAATCGTGTTTCACATATGAAACACAAACATCTCGATCTCGTATCGACTTCTCATCATCATAAGGCAAATTAGGAAAAATCTGACCGAATGTTAATGCCTTCTTCCTTGGATGCCCTCCAAACGCAGGTGCTCCAAACACCTGGTCGTTCCATATCCTCACAGAAAGTAAATGATCGATTCCATGACGACGTGCGTATTGATATAAAAAAGATAACTGGAATAAATTATTTCCAAAACCATCAACCAAGATAATAGAAAATCGCATTTTCTATTACAAATGATTTAATTTCATCATTTAAACGATTTCAACCTTCACATCTTTCACATATAAAGGATTCTCATTCATCTCTATATCACATTCCTGATTTAAAACTCTTACCACATTCCTCGTTCGTAAAACAATCAAACGGGAATCAACTGGAAACCATTTCGTTCGATTCACCCAATCCAATACTCGATACTCATTCCAATCAGCCAACGCCCAACGTTCCGGAATAATTAAACGCACTCGATAACCACATTGCGAAAAATGCCATTCAATAAAAGCATTTCGACGATTATTATGCCCGAATAACATAATATGTGTCCGATCTTTTGGCAAATCCCAATATTTACGAACTAATTCATATTGATCTTCATCTGGATCTAATAATATCGCTAAGGCATTATGCTTCATTTCTGTTTAACAAAGAAGAAAACACTTATTTTAGAACGCAATATTCTGGATAAAACATTGTATCAATTGAATTATGAAGATTCTGTTTGATAAAGTCTATTGCGGGCTTCCCAATAGGATATTTGGTTGGTGGTCTATATCCTTCCATTTTCACTTTATCATATTTTGTTTCTAAACCAAATTGACGAATCAATTGTTCGACATCTTCCAATAATCGCTCCTGACGAATAATAAAATAATTCTTCACATGATATCGTAAAGCATATAAATGTTCGTGCTTTTTATTACGTAAGTCAATCAAATTATCTGCTTCTTCAATAAAATAATTTTTTGTTATTGGATCGAAACTCCACGAATCATGACTTTTTTTCGTTTCATATGAAACATGTTTCTTTCGAATAAAATTAAAAGTTGAAGAACAATCACACTCTGGCATATGCCAAGGTTTATTCTTCATATCACTCACCCAATCATGAGGATTACGTATAATAATCACAAATAATGTATGATCCGCATCGTGTATAGAACGATTCATTTCTGTATCTGTCGTTGTATTCTTTCGACCACGAGGCTCAATATCTTGGATATACCAATGTTTATAACCATATTCACCCGTAAAGGGAATTTTCAAATTGGTTTGGAGACACTTCAATAAATAATTTGTTCCGGTTCGTCTCTCCCCAAAAATTGTAAAATTTGTAATCATTCTGTTTAAATGTTGATTTTTTTTAATTACGTTCGAACACACACCTTTTTTTCTTGTTTTTTACTAATTATGTATCAATTTATTTATTTATGCGGAGGTCTTGGTAAGCAGAAATTTAGCACCGGTCTTTTCCATAAACCACTCAATAACTTATTTGGAAAACCTATGTTCTTCTATACTTTACCACAAGTATCTAAATTATATGTCGTTTATAATGAAATCTTACAAGACCAAAATCTATCAGCAGAAATCTCAAAAACGTTCCCCCATAAAAATATTCAATACTATCAACTCCCCTATATCACACGAGGTCCATTAGAAACTGCCTATCTTGCCGTCAAAAATCTATCATTAGACCCGACTCTCCCCCTCATTTTTATTGATAATGATAATATTTACGATTTTCCCGAAAATATAAATTGTGGTTTTCCATTTATTGCTTATTCACAAGGAACGCATCAAGATTCCTCTTTTATCTGTTTTGATGATAGCCAAAAATTAATTGATATCAAAGAAAAAGAATTTATCTCCAATTATTACGCTATTGGCGTATATGGGTTTCCCAATCTTACCTACTTTTTAAATAAAGCAAAAGAAACCATTCACCATAATATCATGTCCTATCACGAATTCTATTTCTCTAATCTCTTTAAATTCCTTTTATCACAAAACCAAAATATTCAAACAATACCATTTAAAGAACCAATTCATTTAGGTTCGCCAGTCCAGGTAATTGAATCATTTCAGCAAAATCCACATTTATTTCAAAAATTACGTATTTGCTTTGACTTAGATAATACATTAGTTAGTTATCCCAAAGTAGCGAATGATTATACAACATGCGAACCTATTCAAGAAACAATTGATTTTTTAAGACGTTGTAAGGAGATGAATCATACGATTATTATACATACGGCGAGAAGAATGAAAACACACGGAGGGTCTATGGGGAAAGTGATGGCAGATATTGGTAAAATTACTTTCGATCAATTAGACCAATTTAATATTCCTTATGATGAAATCGTTTTTGGAAAACCGGAGGCAGATTTTTATATTGATGATAAAGCAGTCAATCCATTTGTGCCAGAATGGAAACATTGGATAGGATTCTTAGATGAAAAAATCCATAATAAAATTATCAATCAACTGCCAACGAATAATATCAATTCAATCATTCGTATGAATGATAATCGTATTCATAAGAAAGGTCCTACTCATTTTATGAACGCACAAGCATCTTATTTAGAACAAATCACACATTTACCAAAAATACAAAATATGTTTCCAACTCTTTTTTCTTGGTATCGAGACGGAGAAACAACTATTTTAGATATGGAATATTTACAAGGTGTTCCTATTTATAAGTTATATCAAGAAGGATTATTAACCAAAACAGTTTTATTAAGAATATTCGACCAATTAGAATTGATACATCATACATCCTACGAACATGATATTGATATTCGAGAACAAGTTTATCAAACATGGTATGACAAACTTGAAACTCGTATTCAATCTTCATCATTATATGATGATTTTCAGGAAATTGCGAAAGAAATTCTAATCAATGTGAAAAAATATTGTGAGACGATTCCAGAAGATAATTTGGTGGATATTATTCACGGAGACTTTTGGTTTAGTAATATTATTTTAACATTTGAAGATGAATTGAAGTTTATTGACCCTCGTGGAAAAATAGGTGATATGATTACTTTAAGTGGAGACCGTTATTATGATTATGCCAAGTTTTATCAATCGTGTTTAGGGTATGATTGTATTTTACACGAAAAAGATTTTCCCGATAATTATATTGAAATCAAAGAAATCACAGAGGATTGGTTTCGGCATAAAAATGTTGATATTATGATGTTGAAGTGGCTTACAAAAGGATTAATTTTAGGAACATTTCCTTTTATCAAAGAAATGACTTTCACAATGAAGTCTCGTTTTATTGACCTTTTAAGAAATGTTTGAAAGAAGTAATGTTTTGTCGAAAAGATTACATCCATGATATTGGAAATATCGAACGTCTTATTTGGGACTTGCCAGATTTAACGGATCGAGATAAAGTATTAGTTCAATTACGATTTAAACGTATTGGCAATTACGTGAATAAACATTTTCGTAAAATTAGCCGATATTATAATTGGACGAAGGTATTTGTGATATGTGCGGGTGTTGTGAATCCTGCTATATTAAGTATTCAAAAGGCAGATAGTAGTGAGTATTTGTTTTGGATTGTTTGGGGATTACAATTAGCGGTATCTCTTACAACGGCGATTCAATCCTTCTTCAAATGGGATAAGAAATATTATTTGTTCCATAGTTATCGAACAAAGATTATTCAAGAAATGTGGCTATTTTTAGAATTAACCGGACCATATGCCGATGATAATGCGACTCATAAAGAGAAATTAAATGATTTTTTATTACGTATAGAAGTAATTTATCGTAAATTAAAGGATTCCAGTTTAGAAATTGAGAGTCAAACAGAAGAAGAACGAAAAGGTAAGGTAAATAAAAAAACAGAAGACGAACATTCCGGATCAGAACAAGGCGATATGCGACAATTTAAGTTTCGATCGGAACGGAAAGAAATATCTCCTATTCCAAAACCACAGTCTTTCCAAATTAATCAATTAAAACAAACTTTCAATCAAATCCTGCCTTTAATTGCCAATTTAGATAAAAATAGACAAATACATTTTGAAAAAATAAAGAAATTTGAAACAAATAAATTATCACTGACTTCCATTGAAAGAAATGAATTAAATGATAATCAAATCAAATATGAAAATATAGAAAATGAGTTAGAAGGGTTAGAAGAAGAATTAGTGAATACAGTAAATCGTCTTTTTATTCCTGTTGGAGAATTACCTGAAAAAGTAATTTTGATGATTACAAAAATGATTCAAAAATATGAAATCAGTTTAGAATTGAAAAATAATTTACTTACCAGATTAAGATGCCAAGTAAATGAAGTTTAATAAGAATGCGTTAAAATTTCATAAACATAAAATGATATCATCACACCTGGAATAGCTCGAAGAGAACGATAAGAAGCACCTTTCCATAAAGCCATTATCCCTTCCTCTTTGATAACATTCCAAAGACAATGTGGTAAATTGTGATATTTACCAGAATAATTTGTTTGTAGTCGAGTTTGAGCCACATCGAAAGGGTTATTTATTAAGCAGACAATACCACCACCGATTCCACCAGCGACCGCACTTGTCAAAGAATTTTTTGGCATTTCTTTTGAATCCTGATTTTTGATCTTTGCTTCGAAAGAATGAAGAGGACGAAATATACGATGATAAAAAGTAAAACGAAGACCAAATGTAAGTGATTCTTTCATACAAGTGCTGGATAACCCCCGGTAAAATCCACTTATGCCTTTTTGTTGATAGATCTGTTTCGTAGATTGAAATAATGATAATTTTTGTTGATGTTGCGTTTGATGATAAATACTATTCATTTTAATATTATCGGTAAAAGAGGAAACGGTAACAGCAGTTAAAACACCGGCGACACTTCCTGATAAAAAGTTTTGTAAATCTGGATACTTTGTCAATAATTGATGTTTTCGTAATAAGTAATGTGTTTGTTCGTATCCAGCAAATTTAAACATAGACCGAGGAATAGAGCCAATTAGTAAAGGCGTCATTCCACGATAAAATCCAAATAAACCCCAGTTTTGATAAGTTTGACGACATATTTGACGAAATCCGTAATAGTTTCCTTGAAATTGAACTTGACTTTTAATGTATTCGGTAGGGTAAATTGTAATAAGAGATGCTAATCCGGAAAGCCCTCCGGCAATAAGAGTTCGATAGGAATCATGACCTTTGTAATTCATCGAAAAACTCTTTTTGTTGTTGAATTTGTGTGAATAACGTAGGAATTTGAAAAGACAATGAAGAAATAAGAGATTTATTAACAACGGGTGTTTCCAGCGGTTCGACTCTATTATTGAGTTGATAAACTTCATTTATCATTTTAACGAGTTCATATTTGGATACAATTTCAGGACTAACTAAATGTTTAACACCTTTCCAAAATAATTCCTTCTCCATACATTGATGGATAACCTTACCAACTTGGAGACAAGTTAAACCATTCCAAAAATGATGTGTATATCCAGAAATCGTTTTACCCTGATGACTGCGAACCCATTCTAATAATGATTTTTTTCCAGTTTGTTCTTCACCAATAATAGATGTTCGAATTACCATCGCATCGGCTGGTTCTCCACAAGATTTACTTACGCCATAAATATTAATTTCTGTATGAGGTGAGTTTTCTTGATAAGGTCCTTCTTTACCGTCAAATACACAATCTGTGGTAATATGAATCAGGCGAGATGAATGTTGATATACGGTTTCTTGAAGAAGATGTGGAAAAATAGAATTAACTTGAATAAAATGATGAGTTTGATCTTTGACGGAATACTTTTGTGGGATTAATCCAATACAATTAATGATAATCGTATTTTCATCCCAATCTTTTGAAATATGATGAAGATTGGATGGAGAACAAGCATCAAAATCTTGACGAGTTAATCCAATCACATAGTAGAACTTTGAAAGATACAAAAACAAAGTTCTCCCTAACATCCCATTGCTTCCAAAAATAACGATTTTAGGATTCATAATAATCAATAAGATAATTTTAAAATTAAAAATATCTATACTTTGATAAATGGAAAAAATCGTTCATTTTATCTGGGATCTCAATCCGTTATCATTTTTTAATTATATAAGTGTTGTTTCTTTTATCAAATATCATCCTGATTGGAAAATATGGATATGGAGAATAAATCATATATCACCAAAAACATGGACTACGAAAGAACATCAAATAGATTATAAAGGACCTAATTATTTTCCTAAATTAGAATCACATCAACAAATTGTTTTAAAAGATATTGATGATCTAAAACCATTATTTCCATTTATTGAAAGAAAACAATTAAAAGGAGTTCATTTATCAGATTATTCAAGATATGCTATTTTATCTGAATATGGAGGTGTATATAGTGATTTTGATATAATATATTTAGATACTATTGAAAAACATATTGAAATAGATGCTAATTTTGTAATACCATATAAACTTGTTGGAAAATATTTTCCAATTGGTTTTATTTATAGCCAAAAAAAATCAATTACTTTAAAATATATATTAGAATTATGTGAAAATAATTATAATCAAAAAGAATATCAATCACTTGGTAGAAAATTATTTAATAACCAAATTTTTACAAAATTAATTTCATCTACTCATCATCTTATAAGTTTGAATATGACAAATTTTTTTAAAGAAAAAGTTCATATTATTCCTGGATATACTTATTTAAAATATGATTATATACAAATAAAAAAATTTTATGAGCCAGGATGGAAAGGTGAAAATTTAAAAGATTGTTTTGGAATACATTGGTTTAACGGATTACTTGAATCAAAAATATATCAAAATGACATATCTTCTAAAATTTTCAAAAATGTTGCAATGAATCGTATTATTCAACCCTATTTACAATATCAATAATTATTACGGTAAGCTTCTTGAACTCCTGCTTCTGTTGCTCTTTTTATACTAAATTCGTTCATCTTCATCTTGATATCTTCTGTATCAGTTGGTAATGGGCGGAAAAAAGCACGTGTCCGTTTATTTTGATATTTATCCTGTTCCTCACTTAAATAGGAAATTGTTAAGAAAATACGTTTGGATAATTTTGAACCATGTGATGGTTCTGGATTTCCATGCCATGAATTATCAGTATTTGTAAAGAAAATAGCCCTATTGAATTGAGGACTAATACTTACTATTTTATGATGTAATTTTGCGTCATCTACTTGTGAATTATCCCCAGACCAAATCTCTAATTCACAACCAAAATTATTATTCCAACAAGAACTTAAATAAATTCCAAATGTTAATGCTTTCTTTTGTCCGTTCTTGGGGTGAATTCCCGCATCCACATGAATTTTCAAAAAGTCTTTTTCATCATATGTATGAACTCCCCAATAGTGTTTATAAGAGTCTAATAATAATTGAATTCCTGTTAATTTTGATAATGCTTGAACCCAATCTGGGTGGGTAAGATCATCAAAAATTTTTTGAAGATTTGGTGTTAAATCATTTTTATCACGTAAAGTCCATTTTTGTTCGAACATATTATCATAACGATCCCATTTTGTTGAATCCATATTTAAAATTTCTTGTTGTGCCAGATATGCCAAATCAGGAAGAATCATACGGTCTATTATACCAAATGGATATGGTGTTTTAGATTGATATTCTTGTGAGTCGATTTTTGATATTTGTTGAATCATATAATCGAGATTTATACTGGGAAGTGGAATGGTGAAGAAATGAATAGAAGATAAATATCCAAGTAATTCTTCTTTACTAACCTGGTCGAGACCACTATGATAATGGAAATAATTTTGTTCGTCATAAAAATTTAAATAACTAGGAGTGATATGATAAAAATTGTCATATTCAATTGTGCGAATAGCCTGTGTTTCATTGATAAGAGATTCGTGAATTTTTTCACCAGACCGCAATCCACTAATTTTTATTTTTTTATTATATTTTTCGGAGAAAAGTAAAAATAAATCTTGAATCAACATTGCTTTTAATTTTGGAATACAAATCTCACCACTTTTTCCGTTTAAGATTGCGTGTTCGATTAATTGAACGGATTCTTCGAGGGTCATAATGAATCGAGTCATTTTGTCGGATGTCAATGTTAATTCTTTGTAATTAGGGTCTTGACATTTATTTTCTAAAATAGGGATAATGCTACCACGAGAATTTAAAACATTTCCATAACGAACACAGACAAATTTAATAGTAGAGATATATTTTGATTTTTCAACCATCAATGCTTCACAAATGCTTTTACACATTCCATAAACATTTACAGGAGAACATGCTTTATCAGTAGAAATGAAACATACTGTTTTTAATTCTTGAAGTTGGTCTAAATTTGTTTCAATCGCATCTAAGACATTTTGAATTCCAATTATATTTGTATTCAAACTTTCATTAATTTCGTATTCACAATGATCAATATGTTTAAGAGCAGCAGCAATGATGATGATATTGGGTTTATGACGAAGTAGCGTTTGTTTAACTTTCACAGAATCACGAATATCACCAATTACATTTTTGAGTTTAGGAGATTGATAGTGAAGTTCCATCGACCAATGTTTATTTTCATCACGAGAATAATTTATAATTTCATTATAAGGAAGATAAGTTTTAATTAACTGATTACCCAGAGAACCTGAACCACCAATAATGAGTATTTTATTATTGTGAATCATTCTGTTTGTAAATAATAAATTAGTTTTATTTACAAAACGCAATTTTTTATTAATTTGTTTGTTTTGATTGATTGATTTATCCACCATTCTTTTCTCTGTTCTACTGAATTATTATGTAAGTAATGTGGTATTTGATTGGTTTGTAAATAATTTATTACAGAATCAGTAGCATCGTTTGCTATAAAAAAATACTCATTATCAGTCATATCTGTATATTTCAATAACTGTTCATGAACAAATTTTAACCAAGATACACTTCTATAAATTAATCCAACATAGGAAATTCGAACCATTTTATTAATATTTGATTTTTTTTATAATTAAAAAACGCACAAATAATTTTTTTTTCTAAGTTTAATTAAAAAATGGCAAAAATGCCAAAAATTAGTATTATTATGGGTTATTATAACCGAATCGAACAATTAACTATTACATTAGATTCTATTCAAAAATCAAGTGAAGTTAAAAATATAGAAGTAATTATTATTGATGATGCGAGTTCTGATAATCATATTATTCCAAAAGAATTAATTGATAAATATACATTTGATATAAAAGTATGGAGAGTCCCGATTCATTTAAAAAAATGGAGAAACCCAGTCATTCCATATAATTTAGGATTTGAAATGGCAAAAGGGGAATGGATTATTATTCAAAACCCAGAAGTATGTCATGTAGGAGATATTTGTCATTATGTTACTACTCAAACAAAACCTGATAATTATTATGCTTTCAGTGTATTTTCTCTTCTCAATAATGATATTAATCAAATTGTAAAAAAATATAATTCAATGGAAGACTCTTATTCAAACATAGTTTCAAAATTAGGAAGTGAGATAAAAACTTCTTCTGGGTGGTATTGCCATAAAGATTATCGACCAAAAGCACTTCATTTCTGCACTGCTATTCACCGTAGTAAATTAGATATTGTTGGTGGTTTTTGTCCCAGAATGAAAGATGGAGTTGATTATGATGATGATGAATTTCTTTTACGTGTATCACGTGTCTGTAAGGTTTTTCATGTATGGGATGTTGAATCAAAATGTTTTGGAATCCATTTATGGCATCCTAAATTCGCTTACCAAGGAGATCAAAATATTATTCAACAATGTCGAAATAATAATATAGCAATCTATCAACAAAGTGTTAATAATCCATTATTCATTCAAGCAATTCGTTCAAGATTTCTTCCCCCGGTTGATGAATTAATTCACATCTCAAACTCTTCGTTTCATTCAAATTAAATTAATTATTTGATATTTCAACATGAAAACAGTTGTTTCTATTACTGGGATTCGTCCCGATTTTATTCGTATGAGTGAAGTTTTCCATAAATTAGATGAAAATTTTAATCATATTATGATTCATACCGGTCAGCATTATGATACCTTTTTAAGTGATAGTTTCTTTCGAGACTTAAAAATTAGAAAACCAGATTTTCAATTATCCACTGGAACTCAATCCTCCAATCATTACCAACAATTATCATATTTATCCACTCACGTTATTAATTGTTTAAAAGATAATCATATTCAACCCGATGTTATTCTCTTTCTCGGTGATTCTAATACATCAGCCGTTTCATTGCCTCTTAAAAAAGAGGGTTATATCATCGGGCATATTGAAGCAGGAATGCGTTCTTATGATAGACGTATGTTAGAAGAAATCAATCGAACTGTTTGTGATATCTGCACGGATGTTTTCTTTGTATATCACGATGATTATAAACAGAATCTGTTGAAAGAAAACATTCATCGTCCTATTTACATTGTTGGAAATACAGTTGTTGAACCCTGTTTGAAAATAGCAAATCAATTAAACCTCTTCCAACAAGAAAAACGCAAAGATATTATTTTAATGGATATTCATCGTCCCGAAAACTTTCAATATCCAAATCGTCTCACCAATATCTTCCGTTTCGCTAACTTACTGATTCAACATTATCAATTACCCATAAAATGTCTCTATTTCCCCCGACTGAAAGTAGCACTTCAACAATTTAATATTCAAATCGACCAAGTAGAAATGATTCCCTTAATGACTTTTCCTGATTATTTAACCACAATCTATCATTCTAAAATTCTCATATCAGACTCGGGAACCGGTCAAGAAGAACCCGCTCTCATTCATACACCCGTTATTGTCCCCAGAGATTTCACTGAAAGACCACAAAGTTTTCAGGGGAATTGTAGTATTCAACTGAAAGTAGAAGAAGATTTAATATTCCAATTTCAAAAGATTGAAAAATGGATTTATGATTATGAAAATAAGAATCTACAAATTGATACAACCTGGCTTGGAAATGGCAATACTTCACAAAAAATTATTGATGGATTAATTGATTTTTTAAATTAAATACCATATTTTCCCTTGATATCTACATCACGTGAAACTTTCATAATTCCTCTATCGGCAAATTGTAATGGTCCAATAGGTGTCGCCGGTCTATAATCTCGTTCGCACAGTATTCTCGGTGCTCGATACCACGCTAAGTTTTGCGTCAAACGATTCATGGATGGTGATAAACTTGGATCATCTCCCATCTCTCGCCAGTTCGCTCCTTCCTGTCGATTTAAAATAGCCTCAAATTGTGATGGCACATAAACTTGCGTCATACCAAAAGCCCATTTGCGACGAGGCTCTATCTCATTCACCATTCCCAAATACCCATGATGTGGAGTATTTCTCAATTTTTCACTAACTGCTTCTAACATCACCCCACACGCTTCATCTGGCGAATTACGACCCAAATCACCAGAAGGACATACTATCTCACTATCAGCGGGATTTACCCAATAAAACATAGCACGCACATCTGGATTAGCCCCTAAATAAAACATCCACCCTCCTTCTATTGGGACTGCTTGATATCCGTAAGAACGTAATGTGTTTGTTAAAAATAATTGACCCAATGCGTCTTCATCTCGTTGATAACAGAAAAACTCTAAAACACTATCCCACGGTATTAAACCAGCATGACGAATCGTTCCTAATAATGCTGCACCCGATACCCACGCATTCACACCAAACATATCAAATAAATAAGTTAAATCACAAGCCATTTGATAGGTGCAGATAATTGTGCCTGCTGATGTTGTCTGCTCCGGATGTTGGTCTGGATGCATTTCGTCTTCACTAAATATTTGAAAAGAACTTGGTTTCTCCTTTGGATAAGAAATAGAAATCTTCTCTGGCTGATTCTTCTCATAAAATAAATATCCTAAACCCAATATGGTCGCACCCCCTATTGCCATTAATGTCTTCTCCATATCTAACCTCTTATAAGATTTTTAAGTTCTTCTAAATTCGTATCACTGATAGCACTTCATCTCGTTTCTGTTCCTCTGCGTTCAATTTGATCTCATTTAACATCTTCTCACGACGTTTGATATCCCATTGTGGTAAATGTAGCAATAATGTTTTATGTTCCCACTTGCTCGCTGTCCCGACATCACATGGTGGTTCTAATACAGATGTTGGTATTAAACTATTCGACCAATTACGTTGATTCCACCATTTCGTCCAGGGTTTCGCCATCATTTTTGGTATCCAATCGGTTGCTTGAAATTGTGGAACATCTGGTAAAACTGATATAAAATTTAATAGAGGACGATAAGCATTCTCATCTCGTTCTATCTCAATCACATCATCTAAATACTCTTTTTGATTCACATTTGACATTAACCAACGAAGAATTTGACTGGGAAAAGGTGATATGGGAGGCTCATAACTATTCCGCCACGATGGAGGACGATGTGTCATATAATATTCCAAATTATATTGTAAAGTTCCTAAATAGTCTTTTGATGATGGAATAATCGGTTCAAAAGGATGAATTTGTAGATGAATTTGTTCTAATTCATTTTCCATAAATCGATTCCTTTTTATATTTGTTATTTTTTCAAGATTTTCGTATAATGGTATCATAATGGGAGACCAAGGATGTTCGATATTTGTAAAGTCAAGATGAGTGATCCATTCATCAAAGGTGGGTGTTTTATTATCACGAGGTTTTTGTTTTCCTTTTTGTAATATCATCTTTATATATTGGTTCATCCAGGACACTTCGTGATTGGCTAAATAACTGAATAAACCAACTAAAACCCGTAAATTAAAAGTCCAACGATTTCGAATTGGGTTTCGTTCAATTAAAGAATGAGTGCCACCTGTTATATCTAAACTATATCGATAGGCGGATTGAATATAATTTTGACTATCACGCCACGTGCTTGGTAAAAAGAAAATTGGTTTGATAAAATCATTTCCTACAAAAAATGTTAATGCTTCTTGATCTCGAAACATTGCTGTATCATCCAATTGAATATCTCGAAGTTGTTGTCGCACTGTTTGGATATAATAAGAATACATCTTGGGTAAGTCTATTACCATAAACTCTGGGAGTGATGAACGGTTCATTCCCCATACTTTGCTTAAATGTTCTTCAAAGCGTTCTTCCATTTCTCGCAAGATATAAATGTTTCGGGGTCGTAGAGCATAGGGTAAAACTAATAAATCGGCATCTTTTGAAATGAGATAAATATTGGTTTGAATGTTATTGACGGGAATTTGTTTGGAAATCCATTCTAATATTTTTTGTTCGGCTTCTCCCGGTGTAAATGGTGAGTCATAAATTATTTCTGGAATTATTTTTTTATATTTGGATAATTCTTTTAATAGAAATTGATGGAGTTGAACGTAAAAGGAAGAGCCGGGTGTGAATTCCATCGTTGTAAATTCTTTTTCAGTCGTTTGATTGGGGTTTTTATCAGGGATATATGGAAGACGAGGTTTTTTGGAGACAGGTGCTTCTATTTGTAGAAAAGACCACCAAGAACGAGTTAAATATCGTGCGGCACGACGTGCTCTTTGTTCTGCCATTTTTTGTTGCGGAACAACTCCATCCATCGCAATATAGAGAACTTTTTTAGGAGTGTAATTGTTTATGATTCTTTCAAGATTGATGGCAATATTTTGGAGGAGAGCATTTGAAAAAAGGTTATAATTTTGAGGATTATGAAATTTGGTAGTTTGATGAAAACAATTATAAAGAATGGCGTTAAAGTCCCAAGTTAGAATATCAATGGGATAAGGTGGGTTCGGGTGAATAAATTCGGGGTGATTTTTTTCGATTTGTTGGAAGAATCCAGGAATCCCCATTACCTTACTTGTTCTGTATAAATTAAAAATGGAGGTTGTTTATTACAAAAATTGATTCTTTTTATCTTTGTTGGAGAATGATAAAAATGAAGCTTCGAGTGGATACCCCCGTTCTGTTGAACGCTGCTAACGACCTGGTTTTTCAGGCAATTGACTGGCAGGGAGGAGATGAGCCGGAAACTCTTAAACCGGGCGATGTTTGGCCCGTTGATTGGAAAAAGAAGAAAGAAGAAATGGAGGAAGACTTAGACCCGGAAATGGAGCCGAATGATGAAGATGATGAAAGACGGGAAGAATTACATCGACAAATGGGGCAACGAATTCATATGATTCGAATTTTTGGTATTACGGCGGAGGGACATAGTGTATGTATTCACATTCGTGATTATCATCCATTTGTTTATGTGAAACCGCCACGAGGTATGGTGTGGGGAGATCGAGAAACAAAAAACTTTGCGGATTGGCTTGATAAATCCTTACGAAATTGGGTGGATAGTTTTTCTGGAAAGACGAAAGATAAACACGGTGATTTACTTCAAATAGAGTTAGAACATCGTAAAGACTTTATTGGATTTCGAGAGGAAAAGCCAGAGCCATTTTTGAAACTGACATTTAAGAATTCGGCGACTTGTAAGGCGGTAGCACGATTTTTAGATGAAAAAGCGCCTCGTTTGCGAAATGGAGACATTCCTTTTGAGGTATTTGAGGCGAATATTGAGCCGATGATTCGTTTGATTCATCAACAAGATTTAGCGCCAGTTGGTTGGATTCGTATTCCGGCTGGAAAGTTTAAAATCTTACAACGTTCGCAGAAGTGGTCTATTTGTCAAATTGAAGTAGAAACGACGAATGTGGAACTTTATCCAGTAGATTCGAGTTCCATAGGACCTATGTTGATTGCCAGTTTTGACTTGGAATGCACTTCTGGTGATGGAAGTTTCCCGAAACCGGAAAGACTGAGTGATGCCATTATTCAAATTGGAACAACTGTTTTTAAATATGCGGAAAGAACACCGAGTGCGCAATATATCTTTACGTTAGGAGAGTGTGCGCCAATTGATAATGTGATCGTGGTATCTTGTCGAACAGAACGTGATTTATTGAAAGAATGGGCGAAATTCATGCGTAAATTGGATGCTGATGTGGTGACAGGGTATAACATTTGGGGATTTGACTGGGTTTATTATAAGAAGCGATGTGAGGTTTTAAAGATAACGGAGGAGTGTTTTCAGTTGGGTCGTTTGATTGGTCGTCCGTCAATTTGGACGGAGAAGACGCTATCATCTTCGGCATTAGGAGATAATTTCTTAAAATTTTTTGATTTGACGGGTCGAATTCAAATAGATATGTTGAAGGTGGTTCAAAACGGAATGGAGAAATTGGATATGTATAAACTTGATTTTGTGGCAAATCATTATTTGAAGATGAATAAAGTTGATTTATCGCCCAAAGAGTTATTTCAGCGTTATCGATCGGGGACTCCTGATGATATTAAAGAGATCGCAGTATATTGCGTGCAAGATTGTGCGCTAGTGAATCAGTTGATTAATAAATTGGAGATTATTACGAACAATGCGGGTATGGGAAATGTGTGTTATGTGCCTTTATCGTGGTTATTTTTGAGAGGACAGGGAGTGAAGATTTTTTCGTTGGTGAGTCGTCAATGTAGGAAGGAGGGATTTTGCATGCCGTGGATTCGACGTGGAGTTTATTGGCGACGAAGAGATTATCCACAGGTGAGTGAGGAGTCAAGTTATGAGGGAGCGATTGTGTTGGTTGCGACACCGGGTATTTATTTAGATCCAATTTTTGTGATGGATTATAATTCTTTGTATCCGAGTTCGATGATTGCGGAGAATATTTCACACGATTCTGTGGTTTGGTTTCGAATTATTGATTTGGAGGGAAATATGGTTTATCAATGGGGAGATGAGAGTTATGATAATTTGCCGAATTATAATTATTGGAACATTGAGTTTGATAATTTTGTAGGAGAAGGTGATAAGAAGCAAAAAAGTGGAAAAACGATTGTTCGTTATGCTGAAAATAAGAATGGTGTTAAGAATGTCGTTCCTCGTATTTTACAAGGTCTTTTGAAAGCACGTAAAGATACTCGAAAACAGATGGAAATCCAGGTTATTAAAACAAACGAAAAAACATTAGAGGGTTGGTATGTGGAGAATGGAGATAATGTTGAAATTACGGGTGTGGATGGTTCAAAAACGAAACTTTTGAAAACAGAAATCATTGAGAAAAAAGATAAATACAATTCATTTCAGCAGAAGGTTTTGGATGGTCTTCAATTGGCATATAAAGTCACTGCCAATTCTTTATACGGACAGGTTGGTGCGGCAACATCACCGATTTGTATGAAAGAGTTAGCGGCATCAACAACTGCGACGGGACGTCAGCAATTGAAGATAGCACGAAACTTTGTTGAAAGAGAATATCCGGGTGCGGTGGCTGTTTATGGCGACAGTGTGACAGGTGATACACCATTAATATTGCGTCATCCTGATGGTAAAATAATGATTCGAACGATTGAGACGTTATCAAATGAGTGGGATTCTTATGAGAATTTTAAGCCGTGGGATACAGATCGTAAAGAAAAACAACAGGCAAAAGTTGATTTGGAAATTTGGACGAATGGAAAATGGGCGAAGATTCATCGTGTGATTCGACATAAAACGTGTAAAAAGATGTATCGTGTTTGGACGGATAAAGGTGTTGTTGATGTGACAGAGGATCATTCATTATTGGATGAAAATATGAATCAGTTGAAACCAGGAGAAACGAAATTAAATGAAACAAATCTATTACATAGTTTTCCGGAACATTTAGACCAATTAATTCAATTTGATAAAAAGGGGACAAAAACTTGGGCTCAAATTGAATATTTCAATAAGAAACAGCAAGGTATTCAAAATATTCAAATAGTAGAACATCATGGTTATTATACAGTTGAAGAATCTACTTTTATGAATACCGATAAAGTGCGTAAAGTAATTGAATTACCTGTCATTGATGATTCTATTTTTGTTTATGACATTGAGACCAGTGAGGGAATTTTTCAAGGTGGTATTGGAGAGATTGTATTGAAGAACACTGACTCAGTGTTTATTAATGCTGTTCCTCATTTGAATAAGATACATAATCGTGAGATTCGAGGTCAGGAGGCGTTAGAGTTATCTATTGAATTGGGTCAAAAAGTAGCCAAGCGTATTTCTGCGGAATGTTTAAAGAAACCGCAAAACTTAGCATATGAGAAGACGTTATATCCATTTATTCAGTTGGCGAAGAAGCGTTATGTTGGTAATTTATATGAGGAAGACCCGCATAAGTTTAAGTTAAAATACATGGGTATTGTTTTAAAACGTCGAGACAATGCGAATATTGTGAAGAAAATATATGGAGGGATGATATCAAGTTTATTGAACGATCAAGATTTGGATAAGGCGATAGCATTTTTCCAGGATCAGGTTGAAAACTTATTAAATGGGAATGTTGATTTGAAGGAATTAGTAATTACGAAGACATTGAAGGGTTCATATAAGAACCGAGACCAAATCGCTCATGCGGTATTAGCGGATCGAATGGGTCTTCGAGATCCGGGAAACAAGCCGGCAGCAAATGATCGCATTCCATATATTTATATTGAGACGCAATCTACGAATAATAAGATATTACAGGGAGATAAAATCGAGCATCCGGATTATATTAAGGCGAGATTAGATGAAATTCGTCCTGATTATCGTTATTATTACGAGCATCAGGTGAAAGTTCCTTGTATTCAGTTATTGGCATTAGCATTAGAGAAGTTGCCGGGATATCAGGAGGGTTGGTGGGAGCGTTGGGTAGAGTGGATGGACGAACAGAAATTGGAGGGGAAGAGACGAGAGCACAAGACGAGTGAATTAAGAGAAAGAGAGACAGAACGTTTATTGTGTAGTATATTTATACGAGATGATGATGCGAAACGCAAGATGCGAAATGATGAGAAGCAGTTAAAAGAGGGAGTGAGTCGAACGGTGGGTCAGTTAAGTATGGCACGTTTTGTAAGTCAAACACCGATAAATACGCAAAATGCGGAGAAGAAGTTAGAGATATTGAAGAAACGAGTCGAACAAGAGCAGGAGGAGCAGAATAGGAAGAGTCAATCAAAATTGAAGATTGCTGGAAAGACAATTGATGAGTTTTGGAAGAAGCGATAGTTGATGTTGTTTTTTTTATATGAAAAAAACAAATTGTTATAATTAGTGATGAATGTGGAGGAGTTAAGGAAGAATGATTTTGACAAGAAATTAAATGTGGTAAAATGGAGAGAGCAGAGACATTTACCTGATTCTGCTGGATTTATTTTTGTTTATGCTACTTGGTGTGAGACGTGCCATCAGTTAAAGCCGTGGTATGATAATTTGGGACGTTATTGGGAGAATGAGTTTCATTTGGGGTCTGTGAATGCGATGGATATTGAAAATGAGAATGATAAATTGACGGCGGAATGGGGTATTGATGGTTATCCGGTTTTTTACTTTGTGAGACGAGACGGGAGAGTATCTCGAATGAATGTGAAATTGAATAAGGATTATATTTATGATTCGATGTTAGAGATGGTTGATAAGGTGCGGTCAGAGAGAGGTGAATGAGGTGAGGGTGCGATGCGAGAGATAATACGAGAGCGAATATTTCTTTGTTCTCTTTGATTTTTGATAAAGTTGATACAATCATCCCGACGACGAATATCACCGCCAAAATAGGATAATAGTATTTTTTCCAAAGATGTATAGGTTAATGGGGTATCTTGACAGGTAATTGCTTTTATACCGAACCAGTCATTTCCAATTTGTAGGGGTCTTTTTGTATTGTGGGTGTTTTCAAGATTATCGATGATATCTTCTTCAATGGGTTCTTGTTTTTCACGAATGGTTTGTAATTTTTCTTGTAAGAGTTGAATATTGGTTTGAATATTTTCACGTTCTGTTTGATATCGATACCATGTTCTTACTTTCAATTGAGTGTCAGCAGAAATGGCTCCCTGAACGGGGCTTTGCGACATTTCAACTTAATAGATGATAACAAAAAAATATAGGAGATGACATCTTTTATTCTGGTTGAATAAAAAATTGATTTTCTTAGAGAGATAGGATATTCGTTTAAAACAATGGAAACAAAATATACGGGTAATAAGTGGCAACCGATGGGTAAGAGTGGGAGTTATCAGGGTGGAGCACGTCCGTGGATTATTTCTGTGAATGGTAATATTGGTTCGGGTAAATCGACGTTAATGGATAATTTGGCGAAGGCAGCAACAGGTGAGACGAAATTATTTGATTTAATTCCTGAGCCAATTGAGTCTTGGAAACCGTGGTTAAATTTGTTTTACGCAGACCCAAAGCGTTATGCGTATTCATTTCAAAGTGTTGTTCTTCTTCATCAAATGATTCAATATGAGTTTATTTGTGAATCACAAAAGATGATGAAACCGATGGTTTTATTTGAGCGAGATCCGCTTGTTTCACATCATATTTTCGCCCAGACACTTTTGGAAGATGGGAGTATTCATCCATTAGAAATGGAGGTATATCGTGAGATGTATCGGCGTAAGTTTCATTGGATTCCTGATTATACGATTTATATTCGAACACCGCCGGAACTTTGTTTAGAACGAATCCACGAACGGAATCGTTCCAGTGAAGGCGGTATTCCGTTAGATTATCTTCGAAAACTACATACACATCACGAACGTCTTTTTATTGAGGAAGCGCATCGTTATGAGGGACGAGTGATTGTGATTGATGGTTCGCAATCTCCGGAAAAGGTGGCATTTGATTTATGGGAGAAGATGCGAGATGTTTTTCCTCGTATTCCTGAGTGGGAACAAGTTAGTTGGACGGGTTCGGCAGATAAAATGGAGATTGTGCGTCCCGTCCCTGCGTCAAAGCACGAATAAAATTTTTCTTTATGAAGAACAAAGATGTTTCAAGATGATATGATGTATTTGTATGATGCGTATTGGAGTTCTAACTTGATGTTTGAGGTTGCTTGGGGTAAATCTGTTGATACCGTATAATCATACGAAGACAGGTTATATAGTAGGTTTCGATAAATTCATATATTTCTTCGGGAGGTGGTATAATTTCCCATATTTTTTCCACATGATCTGTGAAAAGAATGAATTGTAGCCAGTCTGCTCTTTGATAGGAGGATAGCCAGTCTTTAAACCAGAGAGGGGAATTTTGGCATTTATCTGGATGATATTGTAGGTTAATATGATAATATACTTTTTTAATCCAAGGTCGTATCTTTTCTGGTAAAGTTGATAAAACATCTTTTTCGGAACTAACTGCTGATTCTTCTTGTTTTGTTTCTTCTTGTTTTTCTTGTTCTTGTTTTGTTTCTTCTTGTTCTGTTTGAAGTGTGGCAATGGTTTCGATTTTGGGAGTATTGGGAGTTGGTTTTTCTGGTGCTGGTTTTGTTTCTTGTTTTAAACTCATTTCTCGAATTTCTTCTTCAATGGTTAATAAATCGAGATAATTCACACGCAATTTATTGACTTTATGACGAATCTCACCATTTTTGTCCTTTAATTGTTGTTTCCACCAACTCATATACAATTCGTATATAATACTACTTATATTTTCTTTCTCTAAATTATCATGTTTGATGTTTGTGTTGTAGGAGCGGGTTTTTCAGGTTCTGTTATTGCGGAGAGGTTCGCATCACAATCGCATTTAAAAGTGTTAGTTTTAGAAACAAGGGATCATATTGGTGGGAATGCGTATGATTATTTGAATCAGGATGGGATTCGTGTTTCAAAATATGGCGCACATTTATGGCATACATCACGTCAAGATGTATGGGATTATGTGAATCAATTTGGTGAATGGATTCCTTGGGAGCATCGTGTATTAGCCCGATTAGAGGACAATACGCATGTTCCAATTCCAATTTGTTTAGGTAGTTTTCGTGCTTTAAACTTAGGAAATACGGTAGATGAAATGCGAGATTGGTTGGATAAAGAGACTTCTGGATATCGGGAGAAGCCAATTGAGAACAGTCAAGATGTGGCATTAGCGAGAGTTGGATTTTTTCTATATGAAAAGTTTTTCCGTCATTATACGATAAAACAATGGGCGAAAGATCCGGTTTTATTGGGTAAAAGTGTATTAGAACGCATTCCTGTTCGTTATAGTGAGGATGATCGTTATTTCAGTGATATTTATCAGGCTTTACCGAAGAACGGTTATACGGAAATCTTTCAAAATATGTTAAAACAGGATGGTATTACAGTAAAGACTGGTGTGGATTACTTTGCGGAAGAGCATACTTTACGTAATATCGAGACTGTTATTTTTACGGGACCGATTGATCGATATTATTCATTTTCGGGATTAGATAAATTGGAATATCGTTCGATTCGTTTTGAAGATGATTTCGTTGAATTAGAAAATCCAACGGATTATGTGCTTCCTGCGAGTGTTGTCAATGAGCCAAGTCCTAATATACCTTATACCCGCACGGTGGAACATAAGCGTTTTTTGAACCAAGTTGGTTATGTGAGTCAATTAACGAGAGAATATACGACAAGCGAGGGAGACCCTTATTATCCCGTTCCAAACCCACGAAATCAGTTATTATATGAGTCTTATCGAGAGATGGCACGACGAGAAACGGAACGTCAGCGTCGTCAGGTTATATTTTTAGGTCGATTAGCGGGTTATAAGTATATGAATATGGATCAGGCGGTAGGTGCGGCATTAGATACTTATTTGGAGATGAGACCACAGAAGATATGAGCCCAACTTCTTTCGAAGTAGTGTCCTTCTTCGGGGTTAGGATGATCGTTAATACAGGATATGAGATTTTCATAGTAAGATTTGGGGTGAGAACGAATGACATCACGATGAACGCTAAAAACGGCTTTATATTCGAGATAGTATTGATTGGGCGTTGGGCGAGGAATTTGAAGGTATTTATCCCACCATTCACCGAAGGTATAAGGACTCGGGCGCATATTTTTGGAATAATTACCAAGAGTTAGTTTTCCCCATTGAATGGGTTTATTTTTATAGCGTTGAGAGAATTGTTTGACTGTTTTTTGTCGAAACGGCGTTGGAAGTCCGTAAAACCACAATGGTTGATATGTTCCAATATCGTGAATGCTTCCTTGTGTAAAGAGGGTCATTGTAGCGAGGTCATCATAGTTTTGGATAATATGGTGAAGGTAGGTATGAGATTCACGACCGACATTGGGAATGGATGGTGAGTCTTGTGGATTTTTGTGATAGATGGTGAGATGTTTATGGTAGGGTTTCGTCCAATCGAGATTTTCTTTGAAATGGGCGACAACAATTTCGAAATCTCTTTGAGATGTTCGAGTCATTTACAAAGTAGAAGAAAAAAACGTATTCATTTAAAACGTTTTATAATTTTTTGGTGGAGAAGGGGATGCGACTTCCGGTTCGTTCTCGATTACGAATGGATAGAGTGGGATGGGGGATATCGGTTATTTTGGATCGAATACAGGATATATAATGAGGGGGCCATTCTGTGGGTAGATTCCAGATGTATAAATTTTTGGTAGGATGATAATTAAAAATGGGAAAGTCGTAATCGGGCGATAGAACATTCCAAAGAGATTCAGTGATTTGAATACAATTGGGTAAGTAATTGATGATTTCGATTTTAAGTAATTTCCTTTGAGGGTGAAGCCAGGCTCGGGTTTTTATGCAGTCAAAATCTTGAATGGTATCTTCAAACTCATTGATTACGATTTGCCTCCATAACATTTGCGTTTATTTCTATTAATAATTTTCGAAATGTTTAAATGGGGGTATTGGTAGAGTTTGTTCCTATCAGACCGATGATTGAGTGGAGAGATAGTTCATACCATTTTCATCCAGGATGCGTTAGACGCCGACAAACGTGAAGTTTGAGTTGGATGAAAATAGAGAGAACAATATGTTTTGCTTTTATTCCTTTCTGGCATATCTTGAAGTTCATTCATTGGTTCCCATTTCGATAAAAAGGGATTCAGCGATATTTTATCTGTATCAAAGCAGGTCTTTGAGACAGAAAGGGGAGAACGGATAAAATTGCGTTGAACGTTTGTTTGGGGCACAGACGCTGTTGTAAAAGCCCTGTTGAGTAGAAAACGACAAAAAGTAATAAAAAGGGTTAAAAGACGCCACAAGTAGGGCTTGAATTGCTATTAGTTGTAAAATTTCTTTTTTGTAATATATCCAAAGGGGTTTCGCATTGTAAGTTTTGAGGGAATTTGTTTCCCCAAGTATGTTTTGCGAGTTTGAGTGCATCGTTCCAGCCTTTTTGGGAGGAGATATGTTTGGCTGCTTCGTGTAGCCAGGTATTTCCAAAGCAGTCTGTATAGTGTAGGGTGCTGAGGGGGAATTTCTGCATTGCGATGTTATGCATCACAATACGAGTATCATCGTGAGGGGGTGTATCGGTGAGCCAGATGCTCCAAATATGATGCCAAATAGTTTTACCGTAGGGGTCTCGTGGGAGACTTTGATATTTATTTTTATCGGGTAGATAATTTTGAAGATGAAGATTGATATCTTTTTGAAATTGGGTGATACTGGGAATATGTAGAGAGGTGAGTGCTTTACGGCTAATTTCACCCCAGCGAATACTTGACGGAAGTGGTTTGAGTATCCACCAATCTACATCGAGTAGTTTCCATCCTAAACGTTTCATTTGTTTCAAATCTGCTTTACAATAGAATATCATAGTAGCCCATTGATATTCATTTGCTTCTGCTTTTTTGACAATAATTTTATAAACACCGGGTTCATCATCAGTCCATGATAGTCCGTCACCTTTTACACCATTCCATTCAAATTCTTTTAGAAAGTATTTAGATTTTGGGGGGATATCTTTGGGACCGTAAAAATTGGGATTAATCCAAGGATACATTTTGTTTGAAGATTGATCTACCTACGGTTATAAATCAATTTTTTATGTTTAAAAAAATTGATAAGATTGATATAACAGAAGAAGAAAGGGCATCAATGTTAAGCGTGGATCAAAAGAAGTGTGATTTTTTGAGATGGTCGAAGCGAGACATACCTTTTCATTTTGAATTGCCGGCAACGGTATTATCTTTTTTGGAAAATATTGAATTAAATGAGGAAGAGGATGATGTGGAGGTCATTATCCATTCTTATCCTTTATGGGTGATGCGAGATTGGTATTTTATTTACGATCAAATTATATCTTCATTTTTTACAAAATTGCCGGTTCAATGGCATAGTCTTCCTTCGTTGTATGTAAATCAATCGAACCAATGGCGAGTGGAGTCAATTAGGATGGATGAATTGAAGAAGATACAAGATGGATTGAATCCTTTTTTGCAGTATCTTCATCGTGGGAATTCAACTTTTCGAATTCATTTTCCAGATGTTTGTATGAATGAGTTTTTTGAGGATGCTATAATGACATATAACTATTATTTATACCAAAAGACGAATTAGTTTTTTGAGTTATGAAAACTTAAAAAACATCATGAATTATTAATTAAAATGGCGCTGGGCGAGAACGAGGGCGAATATGTCCGCCCATTCCTTCTGGCAGAATAACCGGCGGTTGAACCGACTTCGGGAATCGCTTTGGTTTTGGTTTCGGTTGATAGGAGTGTTTATTCTCAATCAAATAGCCACGGTAATTTGGAGAAACACCAAATTGGTAGAGAAAATCTTTACTTGCTTTCTCAGGATTCTCAAAAGAATCCTTTGACCCGTTGAGTTCATAAGAATGGAAAATCATTTCTTCTTGACAGACTTCGGGGACAATCAATGTAAGCATTTCCCATTCCATACCTTGCCAAGGCAATTGAACGTTCTTACTCAATAGGGGATACAATTTGTCTACCATTTCGGGCGGAGTAATTCCAATGGGAATCTTCATCCGTGGAATCCACATCATATCTCCATTCATAACACGATTTACCATAGATTGCCACGCTTCCCATTTTTGATGGGATGTGTTGAAACTAATCCACCATTCTGTTCCAAAAGGGGTATTCATTCGATGAAGACCTGATACCCGAACGTCCAATTTTGGAAGAAGTTGGAAAGCGTTCTTCCACAAGAGTAGTTCTTCTGGATTCATCTTTCCAAATTTCTCATAAATCGTCCAATACATATCATTTTCGCCGGAAGTCCAGGAACAATGATACTCATTGCCAATTTGGTTCTTCCACTCTTCAATAATTTGAATAATTGGCTGAGCCAACGGAATCTTAACGTGTGAGGATTCAACCGGGATATCCATTCTTAGGTAATTATCCTATCATTTCTATCTTTTAAATCAATTTTTTTTTAGATATGAGATTTTTCCTTGTTAAATGTAGAGAAATGGCGACTCGCAAAGGTTCAAAAGGACTTCAATCCATTTTATCATATGCGCTTTATGTTTTATTAATTGTCATTCTTGTTTTAATTATTTTGTCGTTTATCCAAAAGCCACCCGTCCAACAACCCGTTCAAGTTCAACAAACGCAACCCGTCCAAGAAGTTGTCGATTATTCCTGGTGGAATCCCCTCTCCTACTTTCCATATCCATATTGGGGTGATAACTGGTATCATCATCGTGATGACCGTCCCATTATCATTCAAACGCAAGGTCCTCCCGGACCACCTGGTCCTCCCGGTCCTCCTGGACCTCACCCACCTCCACCGCCTCCACCCCCCGCACCGCCCGCACCACCCGCACCGCCAGCACCACCTGCACCGCCCGTAATGCCACCTCCCGCTCCTCCCGTAATGCCACCTCCACCTCCAATGATTGAACCACCCGCTCCGCCACCAGCTCCACCTGCTCCCACCCCCGAAGGATTTACCGATTATACACCATTCTCACGATACTATTAAAAAGTTCCTTTTAAATTGGTTGCCAATTTAAAAGGGGAAACGTAAAGTGCGTTCAGTGAATACAATTCCTTTAAATTGGTTGCCAATTTAAAGACCGGAAACCGCACGGTGCGTTCAGTAAATACAATTCTTTTTAAATTGGCAACCAATTTAAAGACCGGAAACGCACCGTGCGTTCAGTAAATACAACTCTTTTAAATTGATTTCAATTTAAAGACCAACCGCACTGTGCGTTCAGTAAATACAATTCTTTTTAAATTGAATACCAATTTAAAGACCGGAAACGCATCGTGCGTTTAGAGAACTCGATATGCTTTGAATGCGTGATAGGCGGTAGCGGATATGCCGAT